CCTCAGAGGCGGCGTTGTTTTCTCTACCGACAATGCGTGGGTACAGAAGCAGCCCTCTTGGGTAAGAGGTAAGGACACGAACAATCAGGAGTGGTCCATCGAAACCGGTGAAGGCGAATTCACCGAATAAAAAATAAAAGTATTTGCGTCAAGGAGGTATTAAACGATGCAAGAGTCTAAGATGTTTACGCCGAGAGATGTAACAGTCTCCGGTACACAGTTTCACATTTTCCCGTTCGGAGCGTTCAAGGCTGCCAACCTGAGTGGTGAGCTTGCACAGCTCGCCATTCCGCTCATTGCAGGCATTTCGGCTCTCCCCACGGGAGAAGGAGAAGATCCGCTTGACGCAGATTTGGAAAAGATTGCCCCTGCACTGTCGGGGGCTTTCGATTCCTTGTCTGGCGATAAGGTAGAAAACCTGTTGAGAAAGCTCGTTCTCAACAAGAACGTCTCCGTAGATTACGAAGACGAAACCGTATATCTCACGGAGGAGCTTATGAATGAGATCTTCTGTTGCGATATTATGGGTATCTATATGCTCGCTTTTGAGGTCATCAAGACGAACTACGGCGGTTTTTTCAAGAAGCTCGGAAACCTATCTGGCTCTGTAACCGAGAAAGTATCGACCTTGACGAAAGCGGCGGGATTGAGAAATACGGAAACCTCGACCTGACCGCTTTTTCCGAACTTGAACTCAGAATGTACACGTTAATCAAGGCACAGCTCGCATCGAAAATGGAACTCGAAGCGTGGTACACGCTTGATGAGGCATTGAAACTGTATGCTTTGTACAAGAGAGACGTGGATATTGAGAGGCTTCAAGCGGAAGACTTGAAAAGCGAGGTGAGTAAGCGATGACAATAAGGGACATTGCTATTGCATTTGGCTACGAGGTCAACAAAGGCACCGAAGCAAGTGTAAAGAAAAGCATTAACTCCCTTAAAAGTTTTGCAACGAAAGCCCTCGGTGCTATCGGCGTCGGTGTTTCTCTTACTCAACTGAACGCTATTGTTGAGGAGTTCCAAGAGGTAAATCAGCAGATCAAGTATGCTACCAACAACATTGCAAATCAGGAAGAATTGCAACGTGCAGTTGGAGATGCGGCAAACGCAACGAGGCAGACCTACGCTGCTATGGCTACGACAGTAACCGACCTGATGAACACCCACAACAAGTTGTTCAAAACGGTGGAGGATACCGCCGCTTTTGCAGAACTTACCAACAAAGCATTCAAGTCCGCAGGAGCAAATGAGTCAGAAATCAGCTCCTTGAACGGAGCGATCCAAAACGCATTTACAACAGGAAAGGTCAGTGCAGGAAGCTTTCAGACGATAATGAAGTCCTGCCCGAAGGTGATAACCTACCTTTCCAAAACGCTCGGCGTAACCGAGCAGCAAGTCAAGGCACTCGGAACCGCAGGTGCTATAACCGCAAATCAGCTATACACGGCATTCAACAGCAATTCCGCCGCCATAGAATCGGATTACGGTCAACTCGCATTCACCATAACGGATGCGATGAAGTACATCAAAAACGAATTCGGTCTTTGGTTGGTTCAGCTTAACGAAACGCACCAAATCACCCAGAAAGTAGCCAAGTTTATGACTCGTGCATTCGACGGGATTATGAACGTGGTGAAGAAAGCGACGGCTTGGGTTGAAAGGCTATCGTCGAAGGTGGGGGGCATAGGAAATCTCCTGAAGATTATCCTGATAACCATTGGAAGCATAGCAGGTGCTACTGCCGGTCTTAAAATAGTCGGCAATGTTATGATGGGTAATTCGGCACTCCAGAAACTCGCAGAAACGCTGGGAACGGTGGGAGCGGGTGCTGGAGGTGCTTTTGCTGGCTTCAAGGGGCTTGGAGCCGCAATCGGCAAAATAGCTCCAATGGTGGCAAAGGCGTGTCCTTGGGTGCTACTCATCATAGCAATTATTGCCGCCCTAATGGTTGCACTCGAAGACCTGATAGCATTCTTCAACGGAAACGATAGTATCGCAGGAGGATTTTTCGCCACAATTGGAAAGTCCGCCGAGGATATGAAAAACAAGATAGCGGGCATAGTTGAAAAACTCGGCTCCGTCTTCTCGGACGTTTTCTCGGTGGTGTCTCAGGTAATCGGTCTTGCTGCCACGGTAATCAGCGGTGCTCTCGTAGGTGCGTTGGAAATACTGGTCGAGGTTCTCGATCCTGTATGCTCGTTGCTTCAAATGATTATGGACAAAATAATGCCCGTAATCAATAAGTTGATGCAGTCCCTATTCAACATACTCGAAAAGCTGATGAATGGGGTATTGAAAATTATCGTATCCTTGCTGGATATAATCGTACCAATTCTCGACTTGCTCATAGCGGTTCTTGAACCTATACTCGATCTCGTCGTGATGATAGTCGATGCAGTGTTGCCGATCCTTGACATCCTGAACCCGATCATCGACATTGTAGTAAACCTCGTAAACCTCGCCCTGAAGCCTGTAATCTCCATAATTAAGTTGCTCTGCAACCTGCTCAACTCTGTGCTCGTTCCGGTGCTTAATATGGTGAATCAGTTGTTAGCCCCTGTGCTCGGCATAATCGAGAGCGTTTTGTCTATCCTGACACCGCTTTTGGATATGCTTTCGAGCCTCCTAAATCTGATTTTGTCCCCCATCATCGACGTTCTCACGGTCATAATCGACATTCTTTCGGGAACGCTCGGAGGCGTAATTTCGTTCATCACAACGCTGTTACAGCCATTGATTGATGCACTCTCTTGGATAATCGGATTGTTCGACAAATTGATAGGGGCAATAGTCGGTCCCCTTGAAGGAGCGGCAAGCAAGTTCAAGGATTTCACGTCCTCTGTGACCGGCAACTTGACAAAAGGCATCGGAGGTCTCGGTCAAAAGGTTACGGGGTGGATGAGCAACGTCACCTCGTCGTTCAAGAATGCCATTTCCAACTGGACTAAGAATTTCGCTCAGGGAGCGAAGGACATAGTAAGCGGTTTCGGAAAAGGCATCACCGATTTCTTCTCGAACATCGGCAGTTGGATTAAGAAGAACATCTTCGATCCTTTTGTCAACGGCTTCAAGAAGTTGTTCGGGATCCACAGTCCGTCAACTGTATTCGCAGAACTCGGCTCAATGCTTATGCAGGGACTTGGAGAGGGATTGAAAAACGCTCTCGGTTCTGTACTCAATATTCTTTCGGACATCGGTTCGAAGATACTCGACGGAGTTAAGAGTATTTGGGAAGGAGCCAAAAACATCGCCGGTAAAATCGGCGAAACGATTTCAGGTGCAGCATCGAAAATCGGCGAGTGGGCTGGCAACGCTTGGGATAGCGTGAAGAGCGGAGCACAAAACGCTTGGACCTCTATTTCGAGTGGCTTCCAGAGTATGACGAGCAAGGTTGGAGACGCCCTGAGCGGAGCGGCAAGCAAAGTCAAGGATTTTGCAAGCGGTGTAGCAGAAAAGGTATCGACCGGTATCGGCAATGCCGTATCGGGTATCAAAAATGCAGTAAGCGATACGGTGAACAAGGCAGTAACCGCTGTCAAGGATAGTGCAATCGGCAAGGCGGTATCGTCTGCGGTCAGCACAGCAAAGGAAGGCGTGAGCAAGGCGGTGGAAACCGCTAAGTCTGCCATCAGTAGCGTAGCATCGAACGTCGGTGCGAAGGTATCCGAGATAGCAAGCAACGTCAAGAGCACCGTCAGCTCTGTTGTGGACAAAGCAAAATCGACCGTCAGCAACGTAGTTAGCTCGGTCAAAAACAGTAGTGTTGGAAAGGCGGTAGGCGGAGCGGTAAGCAAAGCCAAGAGTGCCGTATCCAGCGGATTGAAGAAGCTCGGCAGTTTCTTCGGTCTTGCAAATGGTGGTTACATCGGGGCAAACAAGCCCACCCCCGTAGTTATCGGTGATAACAAGAACGAGGGCGAGATCGTATCTCCTATCAGCAAGATGAAGAACACGATGCTCGATGCTTTGAGCGTATTCGCAGGAGCAAGACAGCCCGCCCAAGCAGCACAAACCCTTAATCAAGATTCAAGCAATCGAACCATCACGCAGAACGTGAACATCACCAACCAGTTTAATGGAGGTCCTGCTCAGGCTCAAAAGGATGGAGCGAAAGCTATGAAGAAATCTTCCAGCGATGCAACGGCTGAAATGGCACGTGCATTGTCGTATGCGAGGTGATGAACGTGGCAAAAGTTTATACGCCTTCCAATCTCGGAGGAGTACAATTTGACGCAATCATCAGCAGAGATCGAGCCTACGAAGCAGAAGTTCCCACCTACCCCGTCGAAGACGGTTACAAAGTGAGTGACGCTGTTCTTCGAGGCCCGCTCTCTTTGAGCGTTACTGCGTTCATCTCGAACTCGCCGATTACTTGGAGGAGACAGTTAGGAAATTCTCAGAATAGGGTTAGCAGAGTGTGTAAGCAACTCGAAAAGCTCTACTTCTCAGGAGATCCTGTTACCTTTACATCGGGTAACAAAGTTTACCGAAATATGGCACTTGTCAGCTTGACGATTCCCGAAAACGCCGAGATGATGAATGCCGTTGAGGTTTCGTTTCAATTGCAACAGGTCGAGATAACAAAATCCAAGACCACCACGATTCCTGCTTCTTATGGAGCGAGCGGCACAACCGGCGAAAGTGGAGGTACGGCGAGCACGACAGAGGAGAAGAAAGAAGGCTTTCTCTCCAAAGCCTGCTCGCTTTTGTTCGGCTTGTTTAAGAAATAAGAGAGGAGGAAGGAACATTGACAATCATATCCCTACCCGATATGAACGACAGCTTTTCAAGGGTTGTCTTGCGGGGAAAGGAGTATCTGCTCCGCTTGACGTATAACTCAACGGGAGATTTTTGGACCTTTGGCATCTACACGTCAGAGGATACGCCGATCATCACCGAGATAAAGATCGTTCCGTCCTTTCCTCTCAATCGGTATTTCCATACGAGCGAAATGCCCGATGGGATCTTCGGAGTGCTTACGAACCTCGAACGTGTTGGGCGTGATGCGTTCAAGAACGGCGAGGCTCAGTTCGTATTCATTCCCTCTGAAGAATTGATCGAGGAGGCGAAAGAATATGTCGATTAAGTTCTTCGACCGACAGTACAGGTTAAAGGCTGGTGTAGCGGGCTCTGTTGGGTTCGAAATCGGGCAACCGTCATCGGACACCAACAAAGCTCTGCATATCAACTTTTCGCTCGAAAGGACAGACTCATCTACCCTGAATACCGCAAAGATCCAGATATGGAACCTGAACCAAGCACACCTTAACACGCTGGCAAGAACCAACTGCCAGATCGAGTTGAATGCAGGATACGGCGATAGCCGACCTTGCATTTTCAAAGGTACGGTAAGCAACGTGCAGACCGACCTTGATGGTGCGGACAGAATGACGGATATAGAGGCGATTGACGGTTTCGCAGAGACCAAAGACACCTTTGTTTCCATTTCCTATCGTGGAAAAACGGCTGTAAAGACGGTTATTGACGATGCGGCAAAGAAGATGGGGCTTCCTGTAAGATACTCGTCAAAGGCGAGGAGCGTTGCTCTACGCCGTTTCTTTTCCCGTGGTTACAGTTATGTTGGAGCCGCCAAAAACGCTCTCGATGCAGCTTGCAGACTTGCGAGCATCGCTTGGACGATACAGAATGGTACGTTGCAGGTAACGCAGAAGAACGAGCCGATCTCCACCATAGCACAGGTGCTCGACAAAACGTCAGGGCTTATCGGCATCCCGAAGAAGATATACAACAGTGCGGTTGCGGCTGGTGAAGACACCGGAAGCACGTTGCAGGATAGCCTTTTTGGTTATGAGGTTGTGTTCTTTTTGAACGGAGCCATTAACGTCAACGACCTTGTGAAGCTCCAATCGGAAGTAGTTACGGGTATATTCCGTGTCTATAAGTTGACAATCCAAGGTGACAACCTTGAAGGAGATTGGCAATGTACGGCACAGCTTGTGGAGGTAGGAAGCGTATGATGCAAGATCTCGTAAAGGCGATTACGGATACCGTAACGTCTATGCTTAACGAAGTCCACACAGCATTACCGGCAGAGATTGTGGAATTCGATCCCAAAGATTGTACCGCAACGGTTCTGCCGTTGGCAAAAATGGTGCTCACAAACGGAAAGGTCATCGACTATCCGCAAATCACAGATGTTCCCGTTATGTTCCAGCAAGGAGCAGGGCGGGATGTTTCTGTCGTTTTCCCCGTAAAGAAAGGCGACGGATGCCTGCTCATCGTGAGCGAGCAAACGCTTGATATGTGGAGAGGAGAGGGAGAGCAGTTTTCGGAAATGAAATACGCCCTCTCGAACGCCGTAGCTCTTCCGGGACTATTCAGCAAGCCACCGAAGGAAATCAAGGACGCAATCGAGGATGATTGCATCATTGTAACCAACAAGAACTTGAAAATGGTTATCTCGGAAAAGCACATTGGCATCGACGGTGACGTGAAGATTCGAGGCGACGTCAAGGTGTCTGGATCTGTGAGCGAGCACCAGTTGCTACTCAATCCATTTAACAGTTGACCGAAAGGAGGATAGGCGATGAAAGATATTTTGCTCGACGACAAAGGCGACCTGAAGCTCTCGGAAACGGGAGATATTCAGTTCACCGACAGCGTGAAGCAAGCAATCGCAATCCGACTGCGGTGGTTTCAAAACGAATGGAAGCTCGGACCTGAACTTGGCATCCCGTATTACGAGGAAGCCTTTGTGAAGAATCCGAGTTTGGTTCTGCTCGAAGACCTGATGCGAGATGCGATACTCGACGTGGAGGAAGTCACGGACGTAGAGAATTTGGTTCTCACCCTTGACCGATACCTGAGAAAGTTAAGCGTTTCGTACAAGGTTCACGCAGGACAAAGTTCAATAGAAGGGAGGTTGACACTCGATGTATAACCAAAGAGGTGTAACACCGAACGGTTTTGTGAAGAAAAGGCTTGATGAGATCTTAGCCGAGCTTCAGCAAGACCTTACCGAAGAATTCGGATTCGATGTAGCACTCAATCCTCAATCCTTCTTGAATGTTCTTACCACGAATTTCGCTGATAGACTCGCACAGCTCTGGGAGGTGGCGGAGCAAACGTACTTCGCACACTATCCTTCCACCGCAGAAGGAGTAAACCTCGACTTCGCCGCACAGTTCGGCGGCTTAACGAGAGAAAGAGATCAGCAAACAGCCTACACGGTTCTTTGCACAGGCAAAGATGGGACGCTCATCGGTGACGGTACACGTATCGCATCGAACACGACACCCCAGATTTTCTTCAAAGCAATGCAGGACTTCGAATTGACAAGAGAAGCCTTCAACAAAGCATCTGTTTCCGTGGTTTCGGCATCAGATGACACAGTATATACCGTAACGATAAACGGCGATGCCTGTGTTTATCGCTCTGGCGTAAGTGCCACAGCATCCGAAATCTTGCTCGGACTCCAAGAACAGATAACCGCTACGGTTGGAGACGATTTCGAGGCAGTTGCAGAGGATTCTGTATTGAAGATCACGTGCAAGAGCGATAGAAAGACAAACCATCTTTCGCTTTCGGAAAACCTGACAACCGAGACCGTTTCCTGCCTGTTTACATTCCACAGTGAGGAGTTCGGAAAAATCGTCCTTCCGGCAGGCTCCATTACCGAGATCGTTACAACGATTGTCGGCTTCGAGTCTTGCTCGAACCTTTCTTCCCCCACATACGGACGACTTCGGGAAACCGACATCGAATTCCGCCAGTCTTACTTGCAGAAAATCGCCTCCCGCTCGACTATGATGCTGGAGAGCGTTGTTGCAGGTATCCTTGAAAACGTGGAAAACGTAAGCAGTGCTTCGGGATACGAAAACGATTCGTCAGAAACGGATGCGGAAGGCAGACCGCCCCACTCGATAGAAATTGTCGTTGATGGCGGTTCGGACGTCGATATTGCCGCACAGATCCTGAAGAATAAGGCTGCGGGCATCGCAACCTACGGAAGCGTAGAAGTAGATGTTCCCGATTTGTTTGGTGGCGTTGTGGTGGTTCGCTTCAACAGACCTCAGCCTGTCTATGTATGGTTGAAGGTAAATGTAACGAAGAACCCGTCACAGCCTATGCCCCCGAACTACACAGACCTCATCAAGCAGGCTATCGTGGAGAAATCCACAGACCTGAAGGCTGGAAGTGCTGTTCTCACGCAGGATTTCTACGAAGGTATCAAGGCAAAGTGTTCGGGTATTGCCTATATAGACATATCCGCATTCAGCACAACCGAAAGCGATTCCGTTCCGACCGAGGGCGACTATACCGAGAGGAACGTGTTCGTTACATCTCGGCAGAAAGCCGTTATAGACACGGACAGAATCGAGGTGACGCTGATTGAGCATTGAAACTCTCGTCAAGGAATTTCCCTTGATAAATGATTTTCCTGAGCAGTTTAAGGAAAAGAAACTGATCCTCGGTCTTACGAGAGCATTCGACAAGCAGTTGGGTGAGTTGCTTGGAGTTTTTCAACAGCTCCAGACAGACCTTTCGCTCGACCACGCTGAGGGAAAGCAGCTCGACCTTATAGGCGACATCGTAGGACTTACGAGGGCTGAGGCGGGCTTGTTGTGCGGTGACGAGATCTTCTTCCCGATCTTGGAGGATAGACGTTACCGCCAATATCTCAAATACAAGGCGTATAAGAATTCGAACAACTGCACCTATTACGACCTGATCCAGCAGTTGCAGACGGTGTGGGGTGTTGATGAGATCCAATACGAAGAGGATGAGCTTTACCCCGCAACGATTATCGTAACCGCATCACTGTTGACACCTGAAGGCGGACCTGCGGACATCTCGTATGTCCCGTCGGTTCACCCTGCCGGTGTCGGCTTTTTGTATCGCTACCGACTGAAATATGTCATTCAGGTAGGAAAGCTCCTCACGCTATACGGCTATGAACAGCCTATGTGTGGGGCGGTTGTTTGCGGCGTTTATCCGACCGTTGCAACTCTCGGTTCCAGCCACGAAAACGGCGTTATTGTTTCTGACGCTCATAGCGAGCATACCCACGAATACGACCTCGCCGGAACATACCCCGAAACCGCCACGATTGGAATGACGAACGAGAAAGCAGTTGAGGCATCGTCCGAAATTGCACTCGACGAAAACCAGTATGGATTTATGGGAGATGACACGGTGATGGGAGTTACGCCTGAAATCGCTTCGCTTGGCGTTTCTGCTTCCGCAGAGGTTGATGCTTCGGCAGATACCGAGCTGAACGCAAACGACTACGAGGCAACGGGTACGATTCCCGATAAGGCATCGGTAGGAACATCTTATGCAAATGAAATTGAGGCATCGTCCGAAATCGAACTCGAAGGAAGTGAGTACGATGCGGTTGGTTCTGGCGTTATCGCAGGAACCGCTCCGTCCAAAGCATCTTCGGGAACGCAATCCAGTTCCAGCATAACGTCTGCCGAAACCACGACGGTCATCAAGACCGACTACACGGTTTCTGGTAAGATCAAGTGTGGTAAATATTTTTAGGAGGTAAACGATTGTGGGATTTTTCGCAAATGATTTTCTCGCAAAACGCAGAAAGCAGTGGATGGATTCCATTGTAAAGTTTCAGTATCAGGTATCCGGCACTTGGTACGATGCTGTAATCAACAAGCGTGAGGTGAGCGGCACAAAGGTTATGTTTACGGTTCACATACCGAACGTACCTGCGAGCGGTCACACCATCAGGGGCTTGCGGATTATCGACATTGAGGGGACCGTGGCTGGTTCCCAAGAGATCTCGCTGGAAAGAACGGCTACGCAGGGCGTTCTTGCCACTTTTGAATTTCCGATACAGGAGGTATAAAGCGATATGTACAACAGAACCTTTTGGCTGGACCACGTTACCGACGGTAGTGGCAATGTGATTCAGCAAGGCACGAACTTGTCGCAGGATAACTTCAACAAAATCGAGTTGGGCGTATTCGAGGCTGGTATCGAGCAGGACATCAATGCCATTATGAACAGGCTCAATGCGAGAGAAGCGGCTCACGCAGAGCCCGTGATTATCACAGGTATTGAATTGACCGCTGATTCGCTTACCGATCTTATCCCGATTCCCGCTGCCAAGACCAGAAACGCCACAGACTATGTGGTTCAAGCTATGATTACGAGCGGAGCTCCCGGCAACATCGTAATCAGCTCGAAGCAGGCGAACGGCTTCAAAGCTACGGCTGACGGTTCGGGAACGGTTACGTTCATCGTTATGGGAGGTATTCTGTAATGGCAAACGTAATCATCAAATCTGACGAGCAGAGACGCTACGAAGAGAGGGTTCTCCGTGACTTCCACAAGGTAAGAACACAGGGGAGCCAACCCACCAAAGAGCAGAGAGAGGCGGCAGAGGTTATCGCTCGCAGATCCGCTGAGTATTCTGCTCAGAACGCCAACAAAAGATAAAGGAGGAATACGGCTATGATTATCAAAGAAGTGAATGAGGGCGTAAAGGTCGCATACGCAGAGGAAGGCACTCGCCTATATTTTGGGGACGATGAGCTTATGCTCAACCTCAAAAAGTACGAGAGAGACGAGGAGGTAACAATCGACATCTGCACTGATGACGATATGATCCTTATCGCCGGTCTTTCCAAGTATTTCGTTGCGAACATCATCATTCCCGCAAGAGCCTATGAGGACGAAGAGAAGACCACTCCCGTCCCCTTCAATATGGATAGAGTAACCCTCTGTCTGTGGGCTCTGCCTACCATCGAGCCTGATGGCGTACCTGTAACGGAGGAGGTATAATTCTATGACAGATCTTGAAGTTGCCGTTCAGCTCTTGGGCGGCGAAACCAACAAAGTCATCTACGACGATGTGGGTATGCCCTCCATTATGGTTCGTTTTGACAAAGGCAATATCGCCGATGTTATCACGGGCGGTTCGGAGAACACGCACCCCGCATTCTCGGTAGATAATGCAGAAAAAGCCGCATTCTGGTATTCCAAATATCAGAACGTGGCAATCAGATGTGCGGATGGCTTGTACAGAGCTTATTCGCTACCCTTGCAGGATCCTAAAACGGGCATCAACTTCGATGTTGCAAGAGGATACTGCGAGAACAAGGGCAACGGTTGGCACATTGCAACCAACGCTGAATGGGCTTGGATTGCCCTTCAGTGCAGAAAGAACGGCTTTATGCCGAGAGGTAACAATAACTACGGCAAGGATCATTCGAGACCTGACGAGAAAGGTATCGTTACCTACACCTACATTGACAATGGGACGCTCTACAACGGAAGAGTTGCTACGGGCTCCGGTCCTAAGTCTTGGGCTCATAACAACGATGCAAGCGGTGTGTGGGATTTGAACGGCAATGTTTACGAGTGGATGGGCGGTTACAGAACCGTAGCTGGAGAAATCCAGATTATCCCTTACAACAACGCCGCAAACAAGCTCAATCCGCAGACGGTTGACAGCACTCTCTGGAAGGCGATTATGCCTGACGGTTCTCTCGTAGATCCCGGCACGGCAGGAACCTTGAAGTGGGATTATGCAAACAGCAAAATCACGCTTGCAACCGAGTTCACATTGCAGGAAGACGCCTACAAGTCAACAAGCTTTAATGCTCTTGCACTTGCGGACGGAGTTACCTGCCCTGAGATTATGAAGGCTCTCGCTCTGTTCCCCGCAGATAGCGGAAATCACGGAGGCGACTACTTCTATATGAACAACGGTGCCGCAGAGCGGTTCGCCTCTCGTGGCGGTAGCTGGAGCGGCGGTTCCTACGGCGGTGTCTTCAACTTGCTTGGCAGCAATGCCCGTTCCCATACGCATCACAACTTCGGCTTCCGCACCGCTTTTGTAGAACTGTAAACTGTTCGCTGTTAAACTGATGGGGTGGGCGGTAGCCCGCCCTATCTTTTAAGGCTATGGAGATGCTATGGAAAACGAAGAAATCCAAATGAATAGCCCCAACCGTCGAGACGACCAAAAGGCGTTTATCCTCAAAGAGCGGATTGCCGATATGTATAGATACGGCAAGAAGATTGTGGATAGATTTCCCGGTCGAGACAAGGAATTGGCAAGCGAAATAAGGCAGTCGATGCTGACGATGTTCCGACTTGTCGTCAAAATCGAGAAGAAATATTACAAGAAGTCCACATTGCAGGAGTTGGATGAGGAACTGGAGGTTTTGCGGCATCTCGTAAGAATTGCCGCAGACAAAGATTATTATGATCAGGAGGTTCCAAAGAAAGATAAGAACGGCAACAAGGTATATGACGAGCAAGGAAAGCTCATCACTGTATCTGTTTCTCCGCCTCTTTCCCTGCATAAGAAATACGTGTGGAACAGTCAATATTTAGATGAGATCGGCAGATTGATCGGAGGTTATTTGAACCACCTGAACAAGTAAGCCGTTTTCATAGGGACGAGTCTATTTTATATTAGCGGTTCGCCTATCGTGGCGGTAACTGGAACAACAGTTCCAACAACGGTGTCTTCAACTTGAATGGCAACAATGCCCGTTCCAATACGAATCACAACATCGGCTTCCGCTCCGCTCTGCGTCTGGCATACCTACGATACGAATGGCTCTCTACGGAGACCGAAAAGTGTCAGGCCCAAAGGGACTCGCCGCCGTTCCGCAAGGAGAAAGAGTAAATTGCCGAGAAGACGGAGACGCCCCGCTCGGCTCATTCTTTTTTTAAGGTTTATGGAAAACGAATACCAAATAGAACAGTACGTCGAGGGTATGTCTGTCCTCACCGATGTATATGACAAGATGTGTTCCTACGAAGACCTCGAAATCTCGTATCGAGAGGCTCGTAAAGGTAAACGATACAGACCTGAAATCCTCAAATTTTCAGATAAGCTGGAAACGGGGCTGGATCTGCTTCTGTTTGAATTAAACGAGCAGGTCTATGAGATGGGTAGATACAGAATGTTCTACGTTCACGAACCGAAGCTACGGCTCGTGATGTCGATTCCGTTTCGTGACCGTATCGTTCAATGGAGCATATATCGGTATCTTTTTCCGTTCTATGACAAACAGTTCATCGAAGACTCGTATGCTTGCAGAAAAGACAAAGGCTCACACGCCGCTGCCGACAAGTTGCAGTATTGGCTTCGTCAAGCTCACCGAAAGGAACTCGAAAACCCCGACAAGAAATGCTATTATCTGAAGCTCGACATCAGTAAGTATTTCTATCGTGTCAATCACGAGATCCTGCTTGACATTCTGCGTGTACGTATTCACGATGAGAAGATGATGACGCTACTGGAAAGGATTATCAACAATCCTAACCAGAAGTTCGGTCTTCCCGCTGGCTTCAGCCCGGAAGATTGTCCGTATGAAGATTGGCTCGATGATACGGGTATGCCTATCGGCAACCTCACATCGCAAATGTTTGCGAACATCTATCTCGACCAGCTCGACCAGTTCTGTAAGCACACCCTCGGAATCAGCCACTACATACGGTATATGGACGACGTTATCATTCTATCGGAAAGCAAGGAGGAACTGCACCGATGGAAAGATTGCATCGAACGATTCCTTAATGAATGTCTCGCTCTCAGCTTGAATAACAAGACAGCTATTCGACCGATAACTCTCGGTATCGACTTTGTAGGCTACAAGATATGGGCTACCCATAGAAAGTTAAAGAAGTCAACCGCACGGAAGATCATCCGTAAAGTCAAGGTGATATGCTATCAGTTATCCATAGGCGAGATGACAAAGGATGAATTCAAGAGGAGAGCCGCTTCGTATCACGGCATCCTCATTCACTGTAACAGCCACGGGCTCTGCACCGAGCTGAACAGGATCTACTGCTCCTACGTGAAAACGCTGGAGCAAAACGGCATTGGACTATCCCAAGTAGTTGTGCCTGAACCAAAAGAAACCAAAACGGAGGTACAGACAGTTGAATGCCATCGAAACAATCGACCGCCTTTGCGAAGTTGTGAAGATGCAAGCCGAGATCATCAACAGGCAGGCATTGTTCATAGCGGAGATGAGTGCGGTGGATGAAGAAACCAAAAAAGAATTTGATGACGACCGCCGAAAAGCCGAAGATGAGCTGAAGCTATTGGGACAAGGTTCTCCTTTCGTCAGCTTGAACGCATAGTCGGAAAGGAGGTATCTTTGGAAGCAGTCGAAATCATAATCACCATCGGTGGAGTAGCAACTGCTATTGCGGCAATTTGGGGACTTGTATATGGTCTTACCAAGTGGGTGCATAAGCAGAACTCGCAATCCACCGATATTGAAAAGCTCGAAAAAAAGCACGATACAGATACTCAAAGACTTCTCGATCAAGAGAAAAAAGACATCGACCTTCTCCGCTCGGAAGAGAGCGAGAGAATACAGAGGGTTGAGGACGAACTCTGTGTTATATCCTACGCAGTTCTCGCTGTCCTTGACGGTTTGAAACAGCAAGGTTGTAACGGTGAGGTTACAAAAGCACACACCGCCCTTGAAAAGTATCTGAATCAGAAGGCACACGGGCAGAAGTAATATGCTATGCCTATGTGCGAACAAAGAACAGAAATCGCACTTTCAACCCTGAAAGTAGCATTTTTGTTGAGAAAGATTGTCAGTGTACTGATAATCTTTGACAAAATAATTGCAAAAACGAGAGAAACGGAGGAAACCCCAATGAATGACTTTCTCGAAATCCTTTTGTCGAACCTGTTGGAACTCGTACTCGCCGCAATCGCAGGTGTTGTATCCGTATTCGTAGTTCCGTGGATCAAGAAGACGGTTATCCCGTGGCTTCAGGAGAAACGGCTCTATACGGTGGTACAGCACTTTGTCGAAGCTGCCGAAAAGTATTCGGAAAACCACCAGATCGACAAGAAACAGTACGTTGTGAATCTGCTCCACGAAAAAGGCATTGTCGTTACAACCGAAACCGAAGCCTACATCGAGAGTGCTGTAAAGCAACTCGATAATTCGGTACAGCAGGTAATCGACGTTATCACAGATAGCCCTGAATCACTTACTGCCGACAACAAACCGACAGGACAGTAGCAGGCTCTCCTACGGGAGAAAATAAATAAGGCGTTATCGGGTAAACCTCCAGCCCGATTTCGTCCGCATCCGTGAGTATGCTTTGGCAGAAAGCGGGTGCGGTTATATAAAGAACCCCAGTTTTGGCTGTAAAAGGTCAGAGCTGGGGTTTTTCTTTTTGTCCCACGGAAAGTCCACGGGACATTCCACAGGACAGTCCACGGGACATTCCATAATAAAGGTATAGGACAGTCCCAAGCAAAATCCCGCAACGATTCTTGAACCGACCTTGTACCAACCTTGAACCAGAAATCGAAAGAAATCTCGAAAATAAGGATAATCGGCGAATATTCGCTCGGCATAAACGAAAATGTTTATGAAAATCCTCGCCTCGTTCCGTGTCCTGCGGACAGTCCACGGGACAGTCCTGCGGACATTCTGCGGAAAATCCAGCGTAAACACTAACACTAACACTAACACTAACATTAACACTAATAATAACAGTAACAGAAAGAACGTATAAATACGTTCTCCCCCTCTCGCTTCGCTCGATGTGTGCGTTGTGAGAGGGCTTTTTTATTTTACCGATTGGTATTTTATCTGCAAGAATAATGCACAAAAAATAGACCTCGTTTTTGACAAATCAAGTCCCTCGCCCTTTTCAGAAACTTTTGATACATCTATACCCCTGAACAACAAAACCCCGCTAAACTGATTTTTAGGCTCTCACGGGCATCTGTTTTTGAAAATCAACATAAATAAATATTTTTGAAAAAATTTGAAAAAATATCGAAAAACCTATTGACTTTTGACGCTCGGTATGTATAATAAAGTAAAGCCCACCACAAAACACCACAAACAGGGTTGAAAGGAGATAGACGATATGACAATCAGTTACAGAGGAACGGTCGCAAATGAAAAGGTCGGTCACTACTGTAAGGGTAAGAGATTCGCTGAATTCTCCTACGAAGACCACGAGGAAGAGCGGTTCTTCAAGATAGCCGAATACCTGAAGCAGCAAGGTTGGAACATCGACACGGGCGTTTATAATTGGGCGTCCATCGAAGTTGCTGACCGAGAAGAATACGAAGCAGTCCTCGATGATTGGAAGGACGCCAAGAAGCTCATCAAAAAGTAAGGAGGCAGAGATGGCAAGATACAGATTGACCTGTCAGTTCTTCGATACAGAGGATCAGGCGAAATCATTCTGCGACAGAGAGAATCAGAACAGATACCTGAAGAAGAACCACCCGGCACACTATACGCCTTGGACCAGCCAAGACAGAACCGAACACAAATTCATAGCGTGGTATTACACGAAATAAGGAGGAGCGAAAATGGAACCACTCGCAAGCGATTACAGACACTATTCCCTCGAAAGACTCATCAGGGAGTACCTGATGGAAACCCAAAGAATTGACGAACGGAACCGCAAGCAGTCCCAGAAGCTCATCAAGGATGAAATTCTCGACAGAGCAAGACGCATTGTTAAGTTCCTCGAAGATGAGAAGCACATCGAATATGACCTGAAGAACAGAACCATCGACGAAGAGGTTGAATCGGTTATGCGTTGGATCGTCGGGATCGGAGGTTGAGATGGCGTACATAGTTGTTGCAAGAAGAGATGGAAAACCCCGTGGATACGTGAACGTGGGACGCTTGTTCGGATGTCCGTTCCTTGATTTCGGGCAGAAAGAAAACGCAATGAAGTTTAAGACGAAGAAGGATGCGGCAGACCTTGTTAAGATTTGCAATAAGCAAGGCATCGAAGCAGAAATCGTTCCTTATGAGGAGGTTAAGAAGTGAAAGTAGAATTGAACGAGCGTGAATTGCTTGTAGTAAGATGCGTTCTCGGAATCGAGGGCAAGAATTTGGAGATCGAGAAGTATCAGTTGGAGATGCGGATTGACAGTCTATCGAAGTTCAAGAGCATCGACATCGAGGATGAAAAGAAACGTCTCGGCATTATCGAGGAGAGATTGCCCGAAATACATACGCTCGAAAGAAAATTTCAGGAGGTGCTTGAAAGTGTTCGAAGTTGATTTCAGACAGCACAAGAAGCTCATCAGAAAAGCCATCGCCGACAACGGCTTCCGGGATAAGAATTGGAGATGGTCGGTCAAGTCAGTAACCAAGCATAAGGTTCTCATCAGATGGACCTACCTCGACTACTGCGAGGAGAAGTTCCCGAAGAACTGCTTCGTTATCGAATGCGAGTATCCGAAGGACGAGGAGCTTTGGAACGCAATCAAGACCAAGACACCCGACGGAGAAATGATAGAGCTTCGTTTCTTTGGAGATAAGAGTTGGGATACAGATGATACCCTTGAACAGTCCATCGCAAGATCTGTCAGGGACATTATCTGTTACGCCCTTGAACGATATTGAAAGGAGAATCGAAAATGAAAAAGGTTGACAAAGAACTGTACGCAGAGTTGATTTCAGGCTGGATAATCGGAGAGTCGGCAGCCAAGACCTATTCGGGCAATTACTGCACGTACTTTGAAGAGATCGACGAGAAGTTCGACACGGAGCTCTCGGAAGATGCCGAGATGGTCGAGATGATAAGATACGCAATCGAGGCACAGGGCGACATCGTTTGTGATGTGTCTGTTTACAATGAGTGCTTCGACGTGAACCTGTACACCTCGTTTTGCCCGCTTCTCGGAGAGGAGGCGTAAATGCAGTTGGATACATACGAAAAGATCAAGAAAAGATGCGGGGGCGTGTCGCTCCCTTGCGTTACCTTTAACGAGCTGAATGAGAGCATCATCATCGAAGGCGGAAAGGATGCCGAGCTCGGCAATTTCTATCAGCTCACAGTTTGTCAGGAAAATGGGTGGTGTAGAATCGAACGATATTTCGAGAAAGACATCATCGACACCGAATACAGAAAATCGAATAGCAACCGAGTCGGTATCGGTTGAGAAAGGAGTTACGGATGCTCACCTTATCGGATAGAGAAAAGGATATGCTGAAAGCAATCATCAACGACGACGAAATTGCAGAAACCTTTGTAGAGATCCTGCTCGAAGAAATCGACTCGGACGATGAAAAGCTCGCAACCAAGGGCAGAAACCTTGCTCGACACCTGCTTGAAAACAGCGGTCCCGACGTGCTTATGGATATGTGCGGATGGACGGTATCGGCACTGTTCAAGAAAGTTAAGGAAAGGATGTGCGAGAAATGAACGAAGCGGCGTATGAAAGGGCTATCACGAAAGCCCAGCTCGACATCATCAAGAGAGGCGAAGATCAGAACTACCCTCTCGAAGATAGCATCGCAGATATTGATGTTATCGCAGATTTGACGGAACTCAAAATCAGAAAAAGAAAGGAAATGCTATGAAAGAATTTGTTATCGCCATCACAGAAACCCTGAGCAGAAATGTCGTTGTCAGACTCGAAGATGACGAAGCTACCGCAGACGATGCGGTTGAGTTCGTCGAGAACCTTTGCAACGACGGCATCATCGACCTTGATGGCAAAGACTTTTTGAGCAGAGATGTTCAGGATGAAACCGAGGAGTATAAGGGAACGAGCCTCGTGAACCTCAAAGTATATGACGAAAAGGAGTTGAAGGAAGTATGAAGCACTACGTACTGACAGTCGATTACGCAACCGATGGAGATGCTGGCTCCGACGTGCTTGGCGTTTTCCATTCGCCCGAAGCGGCAAAATCGGAGTACGACAAACAGGTTGCCACCGAGAGGGAGAACGCAGAGAATAACAACTGGACGGTCGAGGTTGATGAGGACGTCTTGTTTGAAGCTAACGCAGAAGGCGACCACGCCAACAATCACGTTTGCCTGTATGTTCAGGAAGTGAACGCCATCGACGACGGAGAATGGGAGCAGTTGCTCAAAGGCAAGGATGATTTCATCGTCGAGGTTTGCCCGTTCTGCGACCGTGAGGTTTATATGAGATGGAGCATCGAGGAAGATGGATACGTGGCTCACTGCCCGTACTGCGGAGAAACGATGATGCTCTGCGACGAATGCTTCCACCGAGACGGAAACGAAGGAGACGGACCTTGCGATTACGACGGAGAGCGTTGCTCCTGCTACCGCAATCCCGAAGGCAGAGTTCTCCCTTCCAGAAAAGCAGAATTGCTTGACAATGCAATCGCCCATCTTACCGAGCTGGCAGGACGCTCGGAAATCCATAACACGCTTCGCTGTATCGGCTTCACCGATTACGAAATGAAAATGCTCTTGGAGGTAGAAGAAGATGGTTAGTTTTTACGAAAAGGACGGTTTCCTTTATACGCATCAGCTCGGACACCCCGATCACGTTTTCGAGATCGTAGATTTCGTCCCGCTCGGATATACGATTTGGAACATCGGAAAGAATATGCCCGAAGGGTATCTCCCACTCTGCCGGCTCAAAGCAGTTCAGGAGTTCGAGGGCGGTTGCAGCATCGAACCTGACACTCTGAAAGCCATCCGTATTCCTGAAGCACAGATTATTCTCAAAGGAGCGAGCTGTGCGGGAACGCTTGACGAAATGGAAGCATTCGTTAAAAGGCATAAGAAAAGCAAGAAGCAGTCCTATTGGGTTAAGTGCGTGGAAGACGCTCTGCCCTATGTAAGACAACTGAAATGGCGTTGAGCCAAGAAAGGAGATAACCCGATGAAATTGGTATCCAAAAGAAACCTCGATCAGAAAAATCGAGTGTTCATACCAAAGGAGTACATTACCGCTGCGGGCGGGATCTACGACGGTGAGTGCTACATCACCTTCGACGAGGACACGAAGAAAATCGAGATTCTGTTTCCGTCCGCACTGGAGATGATAGAAAAGAGCGAAAGCTCGGAAAGGAGATAAGACTATGCTCATAGCATTCAAGATCTTGACGATCATCGCTTTTGCTATTGCCACACTGTACGGTATGGGAGGCAAGGAAGAGATCGAAAAGAAATACGGTCTTTGGATTTCCGCCGTAGCTGGCGTGTTGTTCATCGCCGCAGAAGCAGTATCCCGAATTTTACCCTAAAAGGAGAACAGAATGAAAGAACAGTTTATCGAGATCTACACTAAGTACATCAAACGCCCCGGAGCTGACAAGCTCCTTGAATGGCTGAAGACCACCGATTTCTTCACAGCTCCCGCAAGCACCCGTTTCCACCTGTCGAGAGAGGGCGGCTTGGTCGAGCACAGCATCGGAGTATTCAACCGACTGAAAGACCTCTACTACCACGAAGGCCTGAACGAAAAGAACGAGCAGACAGACGAGGAAGCAATGGAAACCATCGCTATCTGCGGTCTGCTCCACGACGTTTGCAAGGCTAACTTCTACGGAGTTGAGATGAGAAACAAGAAGAACGATCAAGGTTTTTGGGAGAAAGTCCCGTTCTACATCGTAGATGACAAGCTCCCCTACGGTCACGGCGAGAAATCGGTTTATATCATTTCGAGCTTTATGAAGCTCGCAAGAGATGAGGCGATGGCAATTCGCTGGCATATGGGAAAATATGAAGCCGAAGGAAGTGCAGCAATGGCTCTCGGAGCAGCATTCGAAAAATATCCTCTTGCGGTTCTGACGCACGTGGCTGACCTGCTCGCTACCAGCATCGACGAGGCAGGGACGGAGGAAAAGAAATGAGTGTAAAAAAGAGAGAAATCAAAGAACCCGGAACAATGCTCCGAGCAGCAGCGTGGCGTAGGCAAGGCTACATTAGCGGAGCAAGAGAAACAGCCTTGAAGATTCAGGAGTTTTTGCACGAAAGAGAGGACAAAGCGGCTTGTTCTGTTAGCATCTATGCGGTAGATGAAGTGGTCGGAGAAATATTGAGGTGGTTGGAAGATGAAGATAACGGCTGACATCATCAAAGAAGGGTTGACGCACTGCAACCTCACCGAGAAAACCAAGTGCGATAATTGCCCGTATGCAATCATCGAGCTGGCAGACGATGAGTTATGTTCGGAACGTCTTGCGAATGATGCCATTGCCCTCATTGACAGACTCCAAGGAACCAACGAAGATCTCGCAAATGCAATCCTGAAGAAAGAGGATTGGATGCAGGAGATGCTCACGAAGAACCAGCAGCTCTCTGACAGGCTGGCATCGGCGAGAGATGACACGATCAAGGATTTTCAAAAGAGGGCAAAAGAAAAGTTCGTTTCCATTGATGGCACGTTTGAATGCTCGGAGGTTGAAGAGCTGATAGACGAAACAGCTTTGGAAATGGGAGAGGAGATTTACGATGAGTAACACTCGTGAAGAGATCCTGAGACGTGATTTTTCGGCTGAGTTCGTCAGAAAGATGGAGAATGCAATCGAGATGTCGCACTATAAGTACGGTTGGTCGAGCGACACCTACCCCGAACTCGCTCAGGCGTACAAGTGCATCGAGGAGAGACTCGAAATGTACCGCAAGACGCATAACACAGAGTATCTCGTGGACGTTGCGAACTTTGCAATGCTGGAGTATATGCACCCGTCATTCTCGGATGCGGAATACACCCCTACCGACAGCGACAAATCCTGCGGACTCGCAGGAGGAATTTCATACAAGCAAATGATGGAGGAAACGTATGACACCTGAAGCAAGCAAGGACATCGAAAGAATGGTCGATATAATGACCGAACACGCTCTGAAAAGCTCTCGCATCACTCCAACAGGTCACGATCTCAAGACCACACGCCAAAGGTATAGAGAAATTATGCAAGGATACGCAGAAAAGCTCTATAAGGCTGGATGCAGATTCGAGGTCAAGGGCGAATGGATTGGCACAGAGTATGACGGATACGCCGACGGTGTTCCTGTATATGACGTGTACGAATGCTCGGTATGCGGCAACGAATACCACGGAGACGAGCCGCCAAGCCACTGCCCTGATTGCGGGGCGAAGCTGAAATGGGGCGATTGATATGGGAAAACACGTCAAAGGATATGTCGTCCCGGAAGAAATCCTCGAATGCTGTGCGGAATGCCCGTTCCGCTCTAAATCGGAGGAGATCCCTGCGGGCAGAGGTGTTTACAAGAAGATTTGCCGATGCCTGTTAGCACCCGAAGAGATCGAGGATCCGTGGAGAGATCTCGAATGGACTTGCGACCATAAGGAAGAATGGTGTCCCCTCAAAACCGTAGAAGAATATTTGCAAAGCAAAGGAGAAAAAGCAATGAAAGTAAGAATCAACACACACGGCAACCCCGTACCCGAAAAGGCAGAGGGCGGAGATTGGTATGATCTTCGCACTTCGGAAGACGTTTCCCTGAAGGAAGGCGAGCTGAAGATTATCCCTCTCGGTATTTCGATTGAGATCCCGAAGGGATACACGGCGTACATCTTGCCGAGAAGCAGCACACCCAAGAAGTTCGGGATCCAGATGGTAAACAGTATGGGCGTCATCGACCAGTCCTACGGCGGCGATAACGACATCCTCGGATTCGTAGCCAAGGCTCTCCGTGACACGACTATCGAGAAAGGCACGAGAGTCGCACAGCTCGCCATCTACAAGTCGCCAGAAACACTTGAATTTGAATCCGTGGAACGCCTCGGAAACGCAGATCGTGGTGGCTTCGGCTCCACCGGAACAAAGTAAGAAAGGAGGCGTGGAAATGAAAAAGAAGGTGAATGAAATGACGAAGGAAGAAAGAGTCGGCGGAATGATTACCAGAATTCAGGAAGCGGCAATTGAGTTCGGCTTGAACATTACTATTTACGAAGGTAAGATCGGCTTCGTAGATCAGAAAGAGGGCAAGATTGTAGCTCTTTGGAATGCAACTCACAAGATGAGCGAACTCAAAGGAGCGAATGATGAGTAAATATTTCGCAATGTACAAATGCCAGATGTGCGGGGCGGTTATCAAATACGGAGAATCGGCTGACTTGCCACCCGAAGCGATACCCCAACTTCTCGGCAAAGTAGTTCAGCAAAATCAGCTTTTTGCCGGAAATCCAGCTCTGCATCAGGCACAAATGTACTTGCCTCACCGTTGTAAAGACGGAAGTGGAGGGTTGGCAGTATTTGCAGGATTCAAGCGTGAAATTTGACTCGTAGGAGTAATTCTACGACCTCCGAACCTACAATACCCCATTTGACCTTGCTCTATTTGATATAGGCGACCTCTTCGGATTGAAAAGGTCGCCTTTTCTGTTTACCAAGCGGTTGACGATTTGGTTGACGAAATGGTTGAAAAACGGTTGCCGAGTGGTTGTCGCTCCGCCTTGTTTTGCTTTGATTATAAATAAAATTGTTTATTTTGAAAAAATATTGAAAAAATATCCGTAAAACTATTGACAAATGTTTCGGTTTATTGTAAGATAAAGTAAAGATAAACCAACACCAGTTGGAATAGAAAAGGAGAAAAGAAATGGCAGAAATCAAGATTATCAGCAAAGAGGAACTCTACAAGATGTTCGACGAGGAAGAAAGGACCGGCAGAGATTTTCTCGACATCGAAAGACAGCAAGAAGTTGACGGTAAGTGGTGTCAGGTTTACAGGAACACCAGAAACGGAGAGCTTTACGCAAGCCAAACAAGAAAGTCAGTACATATGGGGTTCAACTCCAACGAGGAAGGAAAGGTCGAGGAGCTCATCGCAACCGTAGAGAAGTACGGAGAAGCAGAAGCGAGCTACGGAGTTACCGGAAGAACGTGCCACGAAATGTTAGCACACGACCTTGCAAAGTTGCTCCCTCAGTTCAGATTTGTTATCGGGTATAACTACCAGTGCGAGGTGTACCAGAACTGACAGGAGGTAAAGAAATGTTTGCATTGTCCCTGTGGAAGCACGAGGAGTTCAAGAAACTCCTCGGCTTCGCCAAAGATCAGGCAGAAGCCGAAGAAAAAGTCGCAGAAATCGTTAAGAAGTACGGA